CCTCGAGGTCAGCGTAGCTCCTCGTGAGAGGGCCCACTGGACCTCCTCAAGCCCCTAGCTAAAGGGGCCACTCACCTAAACAGATGAGTGCCAGCCAAGATTTAGTGTAACAGTCTTGGCACGTCCGTAACGTTCAAGGTGATCCTTTGCAAAGATTGGCTTATCGCCCCTCTTCAGGAAAAACTTGAGCAAAGCACCGTACTCGCCGAGATTACTCTCGGGTGATACGTTTCGCACTATCCACCCTTTGACTTGGGGTGAGTGTAACGAAGGATGCACTCTCTGGGTTTCGAAGCCCAAAGCGCTAATCCTGCCTAGCACGGGAGAAGTCTCAGTAACATAAGGGTAGTGTTTTATCACTCCCGAGATTATGTTATCAAGATATTGGCAGACCGACCAGAGGCCCCTCTTGTAAAAGAAGTTCCTCGTTTCGACTGTCGATATTATCTCCGAAACATTACGCCGTGACGTAGGTAGTACACGCCGGACCCTGACTATGGAAACGTCATGTCCATTGTAGTACTCCTTACCACAAGACTCTCTGAACCTTCCGGTCCAGAAAGACTTGTTTGTGTTCACTTTAAGCCCGTAGGCCTCAAGTGAAGCAATCACGGATTCCACAAATCTACTGGGAATAATGATGTCATCCCCGTAGACACGCACCCGACCCAAAAAGGAGTTGATCCTCTTACGAGTCAACTGGCAGTTAAGCTCTTGTTCAATCCCTAAGAAAATGACGGTCATGAAGACCATCGATTCTATTGGAAAGCATAGAGCTGAACCCATAGACGCGAATTTGGTGAGCGTAATAAACTCACCATCAACATCAGCAACTCTGCTCCTGCAAGCATCTACCCCAGCCGCAAGGCTAGGGGTCGACGCCAACAAGGACTTTACAAGCTGATAGGAAACACGATCAGAAGCTTCACTAAGATCTAGTGTAGCTAGGCCAGTCTCGGGGGAAGAATCGAGAACTGAGCCTTGGTATGCCATCTCCTGATTAGGGAGCTGACTTTCCCAACTGATAAATGCGCGGGCCGTGTCATTGGCCACAACAGCATTTTCGAGGCTCTCGAGAATACCTTGCTGCACATACTGCATGCAGGTCGGCTCGATAGCAATTATTCGAGGTGTTTTCTGCGTTTTAGGTACAAGGACAACCCTGACGGGTCGTTCTTGTCCAGGTTCAAGGAACGCAACATTTCCAAGATCCTTCCAGTAGGAAGGACTTGGCATGAGGAAATCAATACTTTTGAATTCCCTCTCGAGTCTGGTGGTCCATTCCGCTTGTACAAACTTTCGGTTACCCTTAAGTTTCTCAGCGGTGGCACCAGGTCC